ACTCTATCAACATATGGATTCTCAACGCGTTAACAAACGCAACGATGGTGCGCGCAAGGCGAAAGCCTCTGTGGCCACCTCTGACCAAGGCTCTGACAAGATCTCTGCCAAGGTTGTCCTCCCCAAGAAGGAGGCGAAAAGCAAAGCAGGCGGTAGCACGTCTAGCGATGCGAGCGGACCCGTGAAGGGCCCGTCTGCGGAATCCCGGCCAATACCGGCGATTCCAAAGAAAGGGGATAAACCACCCCGTCCTGTTCCTGTCGTGTTCCGGGATTTGAGTGAGTGGGCGAAAGCCTATCAACATTCGATCCCAGAGTGTGACGAAGCGGCCATCGAATATTGCGAGCGGTTCGGCATTGCCTATAGGCTGTGCAAGAAAGCTTTCAATAATCACAGTGTATCTCATATTTGCCGGGACGAGGCATTTCTGAAGGTCATTGTGGCAGAAGGCCGCGGGAAACAGACTCTAACTGTGTTGGATTGGTTCGGCTCCGGTCGTAATCTCAAGATAAGTCCCGAATTCGGGCCCTTCGGGAAAACGCCTGTGGAAGCTGGACTCGTTTCGTCAAATATCGCGCTGAGTATACGCTATACGATGGCGCCTGATGTACCTATCACTGGGGATCAGGCGCGCAATCTGGGCGACGCAAAGGTAGCTTTAGGAGACGATTCATACGACGTCGTAATGGTACAAGATGTGTATCATGACGGCCCGACTCCGACCAGTCCCTTCACTCCACAGACTTGTCTGTGGCTTTGTGGATATGCGAAGACGCACCATATCTACATTGCAAATCGATCCTTTCCCGGTATGATGGGAGCGGATGTGATTGATGGGAAGAAGTTTGAACAGGTGTTCTACCGAGACAAACAAAACATGATCATTAGCTCGCCAGAGCCTAATGGCACCGCGTACGCCAGCCATCCAGACACCAACTGGCTCTTCGATTTGAGGAACAAGGATGGTGTGGACATCACCCAGTTGCAAAAGATTGGGCCGTTCCATTTGGTTCGCGTCGCGGCTACGAAACACGGTGCACAGCCACTGGGAGCGCAGGTAGCGCTGACTCCCAGCTTCGACGAGGTGAAAATCTCTGTTGATCGCAAGCTCGTGTTGTTCGGACGTCATTATCCATGTTATGGGAAGGAGACGCGCACACTCGTTGTGCACACTCCGACCGTCTCGCAGTTCGGTTTGAAATTTGGCCTCAAGCAAGCAAACGGGCAGATCTTGGATTCTGCCCTTGCCACGGTTCAACGGCGCCTTGAAGATGATCCCCAATATCGGGCGATCGCTGAAAGGTTTCCAGACCGTGCGCGAGAAGTCATCTCCGGCACTTTAATGGCCGTGATGTACAACGAAAGAAAGCGGAATATCGACTTGCTCCATGATCTTCGGGTCACGGGAGTATTGCACGAAGACCGTCTGTCCGTAGTTCGTTCAGGCAACCGTCCAGTTGCCGCGTCGTATTGGAGGAAACTCCTTGCCACGTTCATGCTATTGTTGTGTCTAGCTCTTGTAGGAATTCCGGGTTTTGGAGCCTGGGCGGTGCAAGCCGTACTTTCCTCCCTACATGAGCGCGTATCCCGGCAGGTCACAGAGACATTGGCCGAGTGGATTCATCAGCGGTTGCCCGCGTGGTTTAACGATCATGTGGCTGCACACCTTGGTGACCTCCCATCCGTGATACGAGCAGGCTCACTCCTTGGATTTCGCTACCGATATCTATCCGCATTCCTTGAAGAGGGTTTGTGGACGATGTCGCCTTTCCTTGGAGCGCTTGTGGCGATGACTGAAACGTTTGTAAGAGCTAGAACGGACCCAGCGGGAGCGCTGGGTCTGGGAGTTTTGCATGTGGCCAGGAGCCTATTGCACAATTCCTTTTTGGGTCCGGTCGGCGCACTTTGTGTTCACCTTTGGTGGAACTTTGTGTCGTCTCCGGCCCCAGTAGCAGATGCATATGACGATTTCGCGCGTGCGTACGTCCTCGGACAGCTTGTGAACACAGGAATGAGAGTTGGAACCATCCCCGCGGGTACTTCTCTTCCTTCCTATGTCTCACTTGCAGAAACTGGTCCTGTCCACTTTCGTGGCACGATCAGCCTGTCTGTCGATGGACAAACGTGTGGTATCGAGGAAGCCCTTGAAAAGCTTTCAGATGGTGTCGGCAAGAATCGAACGTTCCCGATTTTGGCCACCAACCGTCTCTTGCATCAGCCAGCGAATGTGGAGAAAAATCTGTTAGTAGCCATACTGTGCAGACTTCACAACGATCCCTTCGTCGGATGTCCCGGCAAGGTTGAGAGGCACCGTCGTTGGGCGGCGCTCGCTGACTTGATTTCCAGTGCGAATATATTCACCGTTGATGAGCGTGTGTTTTCCATGGAAGAATGTTACAAAATGATGGGCCCCAAGGCAGCCCGACTCAAAAACGCCTTGGAAGAGTTAACGTTGGGTAGGATCCTAGTGAAAGGCAAGAGTGTGAACGTCAA